ACGAGCAATTCTGTATATTACAACAGCGTCTTCAATCATTCTTAATTGATTGACAGGTTTAATTGCTTTGTGTAAATATGATAAAACTTGATTTTGTTGTTGATCTACTAATCCTGATGGACAGTAAGAAATAGCGTCTGTTGCTATTCTCAACCCACCTGCGTTAGATGTAGCAGTCGGATGTATTCCTCTTTCGTTGAATATATAATATTCTTGGAATTTGTTTTCAAAAGCAAATGAAGATGGCATACCATCTGTTCTTTGTTTTCTTATTTCTCTAATCTTTTTAATTTTTCTAGGATCAATATATCTTACTTCAGTTATTCCTAGTCTTGGACTTTCTTTATCAATGATCTTATGGTAATATACTCTACCATCTACATACCATCTTCTAAAAATGTCGTGGCCTTTTATATCAAAGTTTAATAACTTTAAAACTTCAGTAAAAGACTCTCTAATTTTCTTTTTAATTGAGTCACTATACTCAATCTTACTTAAATCTACTTGTACAGATTGTTGATTTTCGTTAGATACAATTGCCTCTGATACTATATCCTCAATTGCGAGATCACACTCGGGATGGAGTGATACCTCTCTATATCTTCTTATTAAATCTAATTCGTTACGAGCAGTAACATCAAACCCACCATAAGACGCAAAAAACCCACCAGCGGGGACGGTTTGTGTACCGTCTTCCGCTTGAGGTGGAACTATATTTTGTCTTGGATCGGTTGAGGGACCTTTCAGTCGCTCTATTTTAAACCCAAACAGTTCAGCCATAATTTAGTTTCTCCTATTACTAATACTTATAATGGTATTAAGTAGTAGTATTTGTTTCAAAGTATTGGTATCTATGTGTGGCAGTAAAACTCTCTACGGAGTTGTTATCACCATACGATAGAGCAATATCATCCAGAGTTGTTGGAAACATTCCTCTGAATGTGTATGATTTAATCACGTTACCATTTCGGTCTAACTGATCAACAAATGCGTCAACTTGATAATCAACAGGATTTACTAATCCTTCGTTATCTGACATATTGTTAATACCGTTTAACCATCTTTCGTATGCGTTTCTGATTAAGAAGTTTGTATCATTTAAGATAGTTGTAGTCCATGTAGCAAATGATCTGTCACCTGCAACATATAACTCCCTACCTCTAAATGGTATCGCAACTTCCGTTACAGTCATACCAGGTAAAGATGTTGATGTACATAAGAAAGACATGTTTTCAGTCTCCCCACCTACAGCAGCATAACCTGGAAAAGGCATTGTTACTCTGAATTGATTGGCACGAGCACCACCGCCTCTTAACTTAGCTTTAAAGTCATTTATATTTGGCATGTGTTTATCCTCCTACCACTTCTTCAAATGCAACGCCTGATCTTGTTGCAACGAATTGTAAAGTTATAAAGTTGATTGATCTATTTGGTTTAACAAATATATCTGCTCTAAACTCATTTCTATCAACGACAAGGTCTGGAGAGTTGTTTGTTTCATCACAAACTACTGAAAAGTCTGTAATACCTCTTCTACCTTGTACATCTCTTAGGAATGGTTCAACTATGTTTCTAAATTGAGCTCTTGTAAACTCGTCATTAAATTCAAATAATTGAAATTTAGAAGCAGTTGATATTGCCTTCTCCAAAGTAATGAACAATCTTCTTACGTTTATTCTATCAAATGCACTCGGCGTTGATAAACCAGTTTTATCACCAAACAAGATAGTACCTTGTCCTGGCATTGTAACAACTGGATTAACTCTAGCTCTGTACAATTCATCTCTTTGTGTCTTGTTAGGATTGTAAGCAAGTTTAACTACACCTCTTAATACTCCTCTGTTGAAACCAGCAGGTGAGAACCAAGAATCTGCGATTAAGTCTGTTCTTGCAGCCAATCCAGCAGTATCTCCGTTAAGAGGTACATATCTGAACACGTCATTGTATTTGTCGTATGTATATTTGTAACCACTATCAAATACTATGTATGAAGATGATCTAATACCATCAAAGAAACCTTTAACGTTACTTGTCTGTGTAGTAGAGTTTGTAACATTAACAACGTCTGATCTTTCAGGAGAAGCAAATACTACTGCGTCTTTTCTGTTTTCAGCAATTGTTATTAAGTTGTCTATGTGTGTAGCGTCACCTGCACCAGCAATGATTAAGTTAACATCAACTGTATCACCGTCAGCATATTTTTCGTATGCAGTTTTTAATTCTGCGTTTGAAGCAGCAGAACCATCAGCACCACTTATTAGTGATCTAGTAAATGGTAATGATAAAGCAGTGAATGTTGTACCAGTAGCAGTAGAACCCCAATTTGATCCTGTTGCAACATGGTCCATCCAGTAAATGTATTGTGATTTATTATAGATTACGTCAGCGTAATAGTTTGAGTCACCTTGTGATGTTTTAGCGTCTGAAGCTTTAGATACGTTTGAATAAACTTCTAATACTTCACCAGCGTTACCAGTGATACCACCATCTTCGTCAATTACTACAATGTGTAATTCATCTCCTGAGCCTGATCTACTTGATGTGTAAGTTGAAGTACCTGGAGCAACATCTACTAAATCGTAGTATCTCCATCTTCTTCTTACAGCAGCACCGTTTGCTACAGCAGTATGTAAACCACCTGTACCTGAAGGATGTCTTACGAAAGTTAAAGTAGCAGAATTAACTGCTGTTACTCTATATTCGTGTCCACCAGCTTCAGCAAAGTTAACAATATCACCAACTGCAAAGTCTGAGCCTGAAGCTAAAACGATTGTTGTATCTCCAACTGCTGTTGAAGCGTCATCTACTGTTGTTTTTGCAGCCATCTCATATGCCGCTGCACTTGGACATACTGATACTGACAATGAATTACCCCATGCGCCTGCTGTTCTAGCGGCCCATTCGCCAACGTTAGCAGAACCTGTGTTGTAAGGTCCTGTTGTACCGTCACCGTTTTGGTAATGATCTGTATTTTTTATTTGTAAAGCAGTTCCAGATACTACTGCGTTTTTACTACCAGAATTTGCCGTACGTACAACTCTTAAACTTGATGAGTATTGCAAGAAACTTGCAGCACTAAAAAAGTATTCAAAAGTAGTAGAGTCAGGTTTACCAAACGTTTCAACCAATTCTTTTTCTGAACTAATAGATGTTACTTCATCCATAGGTCCTTGACTGAATTGTCCTGCAACAGCACCGATCGTAGTTGCTACTGCTGGTATTACGTTTGTTAGATCCCTCTCTTGTACGAGAACACCTGGTGAAACTTGAAATGCCATATGTTTGTTCTCCTTATTATTAGCTAATAGGTATCATTAATCTCGTTTATATTTATAATATATCACCTTTTCGTACGGTCACTGGCGTCCATCGTTCACCAGAATCGTCCTGAAAACTCTCGTCTTCTACACCATCATTCATAAACCCAAATGGTGCCATGTCTTGTTCTATTGCGTTTTGTTGTTCAGCATACATTCTAGCACGTACATCTTGGTCTGTCATCTCTTTAAAATATCTTTGATTAGTTATCCATGCAAATATAACGCAACACATAACTAAATCGTCATTAGAACCTTCTTCGGCCTGCCATCCACTACCACGTCTTACAAATGTTGATAACTCTTGTATTGTATGAAAATCATTTATCAATATCTTGTCGCCTTCTAACAATGACTTTAAGTTAGAACAACCTATACGTTTTACTTGTTTAGTCATACGTACACCTAATTGTGTACCTCTCTTACTGAAACCACCACCTAATATCTGACCTGCTCTACCTTTCATCATACACATTAATAAGTTTGTGTATTCTAATTCAAACTGTAAAGCGTCTGCTATTTGATGACCTATATCATTTACTTCAATACATATATGAGCATTGTTATATGCCTTTGCAACTTTCTCAATTGTATGAGGAAACAAAATAGGTTTAATTTCGTTATCTCTAAATTTTGCGACCATTCTATATGGCATTTTTGATACATCAAATATAGTAAAGGCAGAATAATCTCTTACGGTACCACGTGCTACGTCAACTGTCATAACGTAATCTTTACCTTGTTCAGGTCTTGTGTACATATCTAAACCTTCGTTTGATACAATAGGTGTATTGTGTGATAACGTTCTTAATTTAGATGGATTGATTAATGTATCTACTGATCCTACAAACTCACATTCAAACTCGGTAGCAAATTGTGCTTCACTAGTATTTCTAATTGTTTCATCTTTCCATTTGTCATCTCTACCAGGTACCTCTGACCAATGTACTTCAATAGGTATATAATCATTTCTCTTATGTATTGCGTCATTCCACAATTTATAAAACATATTCATTCCATGTGGTGTAGATACAATCATAACTTTAGATTTTTTACCAGATGAAATTGTAGGATATACTGAACTAAAAAATTGTTCAGATATATTGTTAGGTATAAAAGCAAACTCGTCAAGGAATATGATGTTAAATGAACCACCCCTAATTGCACTTGAAGATGTTGCAGCCGCAAGAATTTTACTGCCGTTTTCTAATTCTAAAGAACCTTTGTTCCAGTTTAAGACACCTTGTTGTAAAAATTTAGGTAAGTTTTCATATGCAAGTTGTAATCTACCTAATAAATCTCTAGCAGTAGAACTTTTGTTTGCAAGTATGGCAACGTTTATATTATCATTGAATATAACTTGATGTAATAGATATGCAATAATAGTAGTTGACTTACCAGACTGCCTAGGTAATTTACAGATAGAAAAACGATTATCATGGAAAGTCTGAACCATCTTTTCCTGAAAAGGATACATATTAAAAGGTACTAAACCTTCATCAATGTTTACAATTCTAGTATATTCTCTTATAAAATGTAAAGGTTCTTCCATACATTTTGCAATCTCTCTTACTTGTTCTTCGGTATAACTTTGTTTGAGATTTGCTTTATATAGGTTAGGGTTACCTAGATATGCTTCAGTCATCAGGATTTACCTTTTTAAAATTTTTATCTTCTTCACTTTGTACGTCTTTATTTTTATTCTTTAGCATTTTATGTAATTCTGCTGAAGAACCTACAAATAGTGCTTGTTTAATATTTGTACTTGTTTTATTAGGTACGTCTTTAAGTGTTTTAAGTTTGCCTTGCAAGTCTTGTAATTTATCAACTGTATCAGCAACTTGTTTAATTAAGTTACCTGCAACTTCATAGGCACGTGGGTGTTGACTTTCGTTTGCAATATCAAGTATGCCTTGTATTGCGTCTTGTCCTCTTTCAATAAGATTGTAATAATTTTCTCTACTATATTTGTAATCATTATCCACATCTTCTTTTCCTTTTTCTTCTATTCTAGGAACTGGTGGAGTGTATTCTTTTTTAACTACGGCCTTTGTTACAGGCTTGTCGTTAGAGATACCAAGGGCTTCGTTTATCTTTTCGTCTATGCTCATAATTATTCATCACTATCCGTAGTCTGGTTATATGTTTTCGAGTCTGCAAAATTTGTTATAGTTGTTGTAAATCCAAAATCATCATCTGCGTCAGCACTTGTTGGATTAGGCACAATAACTATTCTTTCTTCTCTTGTTGATCCACTTGCTGTATCTGTAAATATATCTGCTGTAGTTTCTTTAATAACTTTAGCAGAATATACAGGACCATACAAGTAAGTTTTAGCAGTAAATCCTAAAGTATAATTTACAGCACGTCTTGTTGTAAAAGAACCATCGTAAGTATCTTCATAGTTAACACTATTTAGTGTTATCGGAACATCACGTTTTATTCCCATCTCTGGTATTGCATTAATTGTTACCGTATAGTCAGGTTGAAAGTAAGGTAATATTTGTTCTACAATCTGTAAACCACCTTCAGCAGTTGCTGTAAATGAATATAAATTAAAAGATATATTGTAAGGTACAGGATTGTATTGATAGTATTGTTTACCAGCGTCTGTGGCATGTGTCTTTTTAAATTTACCTACACGTTGTAGTTTACGAGAGGCGTCATAAGAAATACCTGAAATCTCAAAACCCATACGAGGTAAAGAAACTGCCATTTCTCTTTGATTTAAATTAGGTTGTTGTTCTAATCTTGTTAAAAACTTTTCTTTAGGAGAATATGATAAAGGTACTTTTAATCTTTGTATTACAGAACCATCGGCGTCTGTTCTATGAATAATTATGTTGTTGAATATTGTGCCAAAAGCAACAACAACTTTTCTCATTGACTCATGGTAAAATCGTCTTCCGAACATTATACTTGTCCCTCATCTACTTCACCAAAAGGGTTTCTTTCTGTGAAATCTAATATATCATCTGCCGTACTAGCCGTACCAAATCCTGCGTCTGCTTCATACGTAGCATTATCAGCGTAATCTCTTGTTTGTGTTGCCAAACTAACATCAACATGACTTTCTAATACCAAGTAATCGTAATTTTTTAATACCGAATCTGAAGTTTCTAATAAGAAACCTGTACCATCTTCTTGTACTAATTGATGTTGTAATTGATCAATAGATAATCTATCTTCAGCAACGTCAATTTCTGATCTACCAGTATCAATTTTTTCTGAACTATACTCAAATCTAGTTGTCTTTAATTTGTAAACAGGTAAGTTACCTAATTGAAAGAATGGTTCCTGATCTTCTACAAATTGTATCTCAAAAAAACTATTCATCAAAGGTACATAAATCAAATCACCTTCGTTAGGTCTACCATCTACAATCTGTACTGCTTGATTATCAACTTGATTTTGCCATCTTCTTTTTGCAATGACAAATGTTGTATCTTCTCTAATTTCTAAACCAAATTTAGATACTAATTCTTGTTCGCCAGCAAATCCTTCAGTTGTTTCAATATACATTTCTAACATGTATGATTGATCAAATTTAGAAATAGTATCTTCTCCTAAAACTAAATCTTTGTTGACTAATGTTCTTGGTAAATAAAAACAATCTTGGCCGTATATTTTTTAGACCTTCTATGATTAAATCTTCATGTAGTTTTTTTTCAGCGTCATTACCTATTCCATTGCCACTTTGAAAATAATGATTTACAGGCATGGTATTATCCTATCATGTACGTTACAGGCGTTTCGTATGTGCCTCTTATTTCTTCTTCTAATTTTCTTATATCTTCTAATGATTCTGAATATATTTGTTGACCATTAAGTGTAACACCACCTAACATTGCAACACCATTAAATTTAGATAAGTTAGCACCCCATTGTTTTTTAATTAATGCTGTAACATATCTTTTTAAGTATATGTCATTATATACATCGGTCATAACAGTTGGGTCTAATTTTCTAAAACACTCAATTACAAGATACTCGCCAACAGTTATATCTGTTTTCCAGTCCATATCTACAAAGAGTTTATTATTGTATTGGTTAAATCTAATAGGTTTTTCACCTACTAGTATATGATCTAACATATCTAAATTTCTTAATACCATATCGTAATGAATAACTGAAGTAGATGAAAAATCATATAGATCATTTAATCTTAATTGGTATCTAACATCAAACATATTCTGATTACCTCTATTTGATAAAGGGAATATTCTTGTAACTGCTAGTACAGCTTCAGGTACAACGATAAAGTTATTTTGTTCAGACCATGCAGTAGTAACTGAATTTTTAGTAACACTTGAAGCAGTATCACCTGAAGGCGATTTAATTCTATCTACATCTGCTTGAGTTACTTTGTATTTAAGGTATGTTCTTTCAACGCCATCATAGTGATATTGAGCAAAGTATTGTAACGCTTCATCTAATCTATCTTCAGCCTGATCGTCATCTACGTTGATTTCAATTACAGGTTTCCCTAGTGTTCTTAAAGCGTACTGTTTTAATTGTTCTCTTGTTGCTGGGTTGGCCATATTAATCCTTTATTACTATTTATACGATTATTAGGCGTTGCGAAGACGCAATTATGGTGTGTCTAAAAATCGGTTTAGATTAATTGATTATTAACTTGCAGAACCAACAATTGTCTTAACAGCAGATCCAGATGAATCATTAATTACTAATGTTACAGCACTAGCAAAGTGTGAAGATGTAATGCCTGAAATCGTATTGTTTCCAGCCACAATTGTTTTGTTTGTCAAAGTTTGTGAAGCAGTCAGTAACGCAATAGCACTTGTGTTAGACAAGTCAGTTGAAGCAATTGTAATATTACCTGTACCATCAAACGATTGTCCTGCAATTGTTCTAGCGTTTGCAAGAGCAGTTGCTGTAGAAGCGTTTCCTGTTACAGCACCTTCAACGTTTGCAACTAAAGTACCTGTTGCAATTGTTAAGTTACCTGTTGCGTCATTTGTAGCAGTTGTAGTACCAACTACGAACTTATCAGCACTTTCATCCCAAGCTATAATAGCATTGTCACCAGTACTTC